AGACTGGTGATGAGATAAAGGATAAAGGTTTTGGCAGTTCATTTGAAATGTGTTGGTCAAAGTCTAAACACAAAAGAACATTCGCACGCATATGGTGGCAGGGTATATTTGGGGTAAAGGATGACCAAAAGGGAAGAGTACATCCAACGCAGAAGCCTGTACAACTAGCAAGATGGTTTCTTGATAGATGGGGTGATGGATTAGATACTGTTGTTGACCTCTTTGGTGGTTCAGGCTCTACCCTTATCGCCTGTGAACAAACCAACCGTACTTGTTATATGATGGAGCTTGACCCTAAATACTGTGACGTTATAAGAAAACGCTATGCAAAATTTATTCATCCAGATACATGGGAGGCAGAATGGACAAGCCTAACACCCCAGATTTAACTGCGGAAAAACTGCATAAAGGCGTTCCCTTCGCTAAAGGTAATGATCCAAGGCGTAATTTAGAGGGTCGTCCCGTTGGTTCGGTATCAATTGTTGAAGGTATTAAGAAGAAACTCCAAGAGATAGAGCCGGTCAACAAGAAAACATACCTGGAGTTACTGCTAAACACCTACTTCAAGAATGCGATTAAAGATGGGGACACTAGCTTAATTAGAGATATGATTAATCGGGTGGATGGGATGCCGTTACAGAAGCAGGAATTTACCGGCGATACTGGAATTAAAGTAAACATAGTTGATTATGGAACTAACAATAAGCCTCCAGCCGAAACAAAGGGAAGCGTTAAAGAAGGCTGAAACTACTCCGGTCTTACTTTTCGGCGGAAGTCGTGGTGGGGGCAAGAGCTATTTGGTAAGGGCTAGGGAATTGTTAAGACGGCTAGAATACCCAAACACCAAAGGCTTGGTTATCAGAAAGACTTACCCCGAACTGCTATCTAACCATATAAGGTTATTCTTAAACGAATATCCCCAAACTAGATCATGGTACAACAAGGGTGAAAAGGCTATCCATTACCCCAACGGTTCAATTACCGAGTTTTCCTACCTACAGAATACCGACGATGTGTATAACTATCAGGGACGGGAGTATGAAGATATATCGGTAGATGAAGTCACCCAACACGATTGGGAAGTGATTAACGTATTAAGAGCATCTAACCGTACCAGTCACCCGGAGATTAAACCGTCCATGTTATTAACCGGCAATCCCGGCGGCAGAGGTCATGCAGAAGTGAAGCGTGTCTTTGTGGATAGGATATTTAGAGAGAACGAAAAACCTTCAGATTACGGGTTTGTCAGGTCTAGGGTTTGGGACAACAAAGCCCTAATGGAAGCAGATCCCGAATATGTAGAGAGGTTAAAGCAATTACCCGAAGCCAAGCGCAAAGCCTGGTTAGATGGATCCTGGGATGTCTTTGAGGGACAATACTTCAGCGAATACAACCGTGACCGGCACGTAATTAGACCATTCCAAATTGAAGCCCAATGGAACCGCTACATTGGCCTGGATTGGGGGGTTAATGCACCCACGGCAGTCTTATGGCTGGCAGAGGACTTCGACAAGCATTTATACGTTTACCGGGAGCTTTATTTAAACGGCGAGCAGTTTGAAGAAAAGTATGGCAAACCGCTGACTCCCAGGAGAATGGCTAGAATTATCTTAGGCATCGTTAAAAAGAGTAAGGAAGATTACAAGTATTTAGTAGCTGACCCATCTATCTGGAACCAAGCCTACTTTGGCAAGGGAGCCAAAGCATTGGAACAAGGCGAAAGCATCGCCGAGGTCATGGCTGCCGAAGGTTTGCATTTAGCTAGAGGCGATAACGATAGGTTAAACGGCTGGAACCGGGTCAGAGAAGCCCTATCATCCGGTTATGATGGTTTACCCCATTTAAGGATATTTGAAACGTGTATAAACTTATTAAGGGAATTACCGGCAGCTATGTATGATGATGTAAAAGTAGAAGATGTCGGCGAAGGGGAGGACCACGCTCTTGACGCGTTACGTTATATCATGCAGTCAAGGCCGATAGCTCCGACCCAAATTAAGCCCCATGATAGAGAAGAACACTTAATCAGAAAACAATTACAAATAGCTAAGAGGAGATATGAGCAAAACGAAGAGAGCATCAACGAAGAAGAGTACATCTATTAAACGAGGTCGGCCATTTCGCGTACCCTTAGAAGCGGTACCGGAACCGGCACCCGTTCTATCTTTTGATGATTTCTATAACGCGCTGGTTGCGGTAGATGAGATCTTATCCCGGTGCCAAATCTCTTACGTTTGTTGGGGCAATACTTTAGATGTAATTATTGGGGAAACGGCTAAGTTTACCGAACCATTGCAACTGGTCACTTTAAAGAATCAGGTGACTGATTATGCCCGCAGTACCCTCCGTTCTCTAAGCAACCCGGTCTTTAGTTGGAAGGATGACGCTATCACAAAGATAATTTTGCCGATGGGTATAATTAAAGTAGAGATGTTAGTTCTCGATGGGAGCTATCGGCCAATCAAGAACTACGACCTGAAGTATTTTAATTACGATGTTTGGAAGATCCCGAACCCGATAGAAGAATTTAACCGGCTAATGAAAGAGATTTATGGCTGAAACCTACCTCGCAATAATTATCTTGGCTTTAATCGGCTATATCATTTACCTGAACAAACAACATGAACGCGAAACCTCACAACTATTGGATCGGATCATGGCGAAGAACCTGGCCGAGTTTCAAGCTAAGACTGTACCGCTTTCGGTATCAAGTCCGGAAAAGCCTCCATCTGATTTAGTAGCCATGCCAGAGTTGACAGAGGAAGAGTTTGACAAAATGATTCGCCAGCAAGCAGGAGAAGCGACCGCAACCGAGAAGGCAGTTAAGTCATTAAAGCAAAAACTAACAAGGAAGTAATATGGCTCTCGTATTCCGAACAGACGAAATTGAAGGCAAAGGGATGGTTCAAACCATCACCGAAATGCACAATCTATCTGACCGGGTTAAGCGTTCGTTTGCAAGACGCTGGTACGATAACAACTTCTTTGATGACGGCTTCCATTTTAGATTTGTACACCGGACAACCGGCAGGATTGTAGATTTATCCGATAAAGGCAACTTTAATGCGCCTAGGCGTTCCATACCCAAGGCCTCACGGCAAATCCGGGGTATTGCCAACTTAATGCTTTCTTTTGATTACCACCCAGTTATTTATCCTAGAAGGGTAGAACGCGACCTTTACGATCCCGATGTAATTGATCCGGCCACCGGCCAAATCTTAAAGAACCCCTATTATCTGGAAGCCTTAAACGCCGCCAAGCTCGAAGCTAGGTTCAAAGGCTACTTTGTCGAAGATGTCTGGCGGGATCTAAATATGTTTGAAGAGAAGATACCTTTAATGATTCTTTTGGCTATGCGTAATTCGGCCTCGTTTATGGAGTTCTGGTACGACACGACCAAGGAGAAAATTAAAGGACAGACTTTCGATGCTTTTGATATTGACGTTCTAGGCAACTACACGGACATTGAACTGGCCCCGTTTATCGGTAAAGCCATTCCCAGATTAACAGCGGAGATTCAATCGGACGAGCGGTTCGATGAAGAGGCTCGGATGAAAGTCGTCTCGGATAATCGGCTGGCCGCGTCCATGATTAAACAGGCTTACATGAGAACCAAGTTCGGTTTTGAAAACCGTGGGGCCGGATCGGAAACATCTTTGGAATATGAATACTTTATTAAGGAGAGATTAACGGATAGCAATTGGGAACGGCTAGTACAGCAAGAAGATGCCGACTTGATCGGTAAAGGCAAAAGTAAAGGCGATACCGTAGTAAGACAGACCTTCGCCGCCGGGGGACAAACTTTGTTAGATAAATACATTCCGGGTACCGAATATCCATTCGTGGACTTTAGGATGGAACCTGGACTGATTTGGCAAACCCCGCAGATTGAACGCTTTATCCCTCAAAACAAATCAATTGACGATGTGATTACCCGGCTGGAACGGCATATCAATTCCAATCCGATGGGTATTTGGGTCAAGCAGAAGGGTGAGCAGTTTGATATCAGCAACTCTTCCAACGCTTATGTTTTGGAATATGAGGGTAGGCCACCGGTTAATGTACCCACGTCTCCAATGCCCTCTGACCCGTTTAATCTTATTACCATTAACGAGAGATTAATTGAAGAGCAGGGCGTTACAACGACAGCCATGGGCAAGATTCCTTCCGGGGTTAGGGCTAACGCCGCTATCGAAACCTTAAAAGCATCCGAGTTTAGCAATTTAACCATGAACACCAAAATGCTAAAGAAAACGGTGGAGAAGATTGCCTGTAAGATCCTTTACTTGGCTGATACCTACATCATGAACAGCCGGGAAGTCTCCTACCAAAGCGGGGGCGAAACCAATTATTTTGACGTTATTGGCAAGCAGGGAGCCGACATCCGGACCAATAAACTAGGCGAACAATTACCCAAAAACACCATTGTGATTGATAGCGCGGATAGGGTAAGGATTGAGGTAGAGACGGGCATGGGCTACACGGTTGAGGGTAAGCGGGCGAATATGCTTGATCTCTCCAACTTCTTTATGGATATGGCCAAGAACGGCCTAGTCAATCCCGAAGCCATGCGCTTGGTGGTAGAGAAGTTATTAGACACTTACCAGTTCGGAGCCACGTCAGAGTTCTTAGAGGAGTACGATAAGTTTAAGACCGGTATGGGCCAGCAGGTAGACCAGCAAACGCTGGATAAGATTAAGCTCTCGGTAGCCGAGGTCATTCGTGACTTACAAGGCGGTGTTAGTCCGGGGGCACCCCAAACACCCACCACCCTACAGCCACAGCCGGCAGCTCCAAACCAGGCTACCCAAGGCCAGCCGGGTATGGCTGGAGCCGAGCAAGCCCAAGTTAATAATCTACCGCCGCAGGGAGTTTAATTATGCCATTATCTGAATCGGGCAATAAAGTCCTATCAGCGATGGAGAAGGAATACGGAGTTAAAAAGGGCAAGGCTGTTTTCTATGCCTCCATTAACAAGAAGAAACCGGGATCTAGTAAATGGGAAAAGAACTATTCTAAAAAAACAATTAGCATGGCAAGGAATATGTTATGAAGAACTTGGCGATGTTGTCTTATCAATTTCTATTTGATCCAACGGAAACTTGGCAGCACATGAGCCAGTTTGAACAATCCTTCAATGCTTATTTATCAGAAATGGGCCTACAAGGGCAACTGATTAAGCCATTAGGATTCGGAAACGCGCAACGCATTATTTACATCGAACCTATTAAAGATATTGCCCCACCCAAGCCCCCCAAACCATCAACTAAACCGGCTGGGGTGCAGATCAGGGAACTAGGCAAACAGATTAAGTAAAGGAGTGCAATTTTCTTTTAGGATTAAACCCATAATCATGGAGATAGTGTAATATGAAACTTAATGCAATTCAAGATAACAACCAAGTCTTCAGCTTCCTGGCGGTACAGGGAACGGCAGGCACAGCGGATACCGTCGGCACAGCCGAGACAGTTCCAGTTGGGGCTGATCCAGTCACGGGAGCCATGTATGTCTATAACTTAGCTCCGGCCGGGTCTTTATCGGTTGGAAGCATTACCGTAAGCGCGATTGATACCGTCGGAACTTTAACCTCTGGTACAGTCACCAAACTAGAAGGCGGGACATTGGGTGTAGTTTCAAGCGTTGGTTCGGCAGTTGGAGTTGGGACTATTACCAATTTGGGTTCAGTTACCAATTTAGGTTCGGTAACTAATATTGGTATGCTACATGGCGGAACTGTCGTAGCAACTATGGGTGATTTATCTGGGGGAACGATTGACCTTATAACTGCTGGAACTATAAGCACAATAGGCACAATAGCCAACATGGGTTCTGTAACTAACATTGGAATGTTACATGGTGGAACGGTAGTAACGACTATGGGTGACCTTAGTGGTGGCACGATAGATATGCTGACCGCCGGGACGATAACCAAAGTAGAGGGTGGCAGTATCGCGGTGACAGCCGGAACGACCGTAATAACTTCCGGTTCCGTTGCTATGACTGCCGGAACGATAGGGGCTTTTACCGCCAACATTCCCGGCGGAACTATTGGTTTAGTGTCCTCTTTGGCGGCTGGCTCTATTGCAGTTACAGCCGGTACTGGGGTTATAACATCGGGTTCTATTGCGGTTGTTGCTGGTACTAGTGTGATTACGTCAGGTTCAATCGCTGTCGTAGCGGGTACGGAAGTGATAACCAGTGGGTCAATCTCAGTTATTGCCGGAACAGTGGGTACGGTAAGTAACGTGGGAACAATAAATACGATTATTCCAGGTACAGCGGTGGACAACCTGGGTAAGCGATATGCTCAAGCCGCAGGCTCAACTGACGTGGGGATTGCGGTACTAGGGAAGATATTAACCGCCGATTCACACGATTCAAACAATAATGATGGTAACTACGGCAGACTATCTTTAACTGACTTTAGGGAATTAAGAACCCGTGACCAAAGGTCACTTGATTTGTCTAAGTGTAATGTGGCCGCCGAACATACTGCTATAAGTAACGATACTACGGGGATTGCCGTATCTGCCAATCATACTTTTGGAACGGCAGCCATTCTTTTTGACA